GTCGGGTTTTGCGTTTATTGCGCCAGCATGCAGATGAGTTCCCATTACTGGGTTTAAGGCCCACTCATTTCTTTTAACTGCAATTTCCTTAGTTAAAGCACCCTGCACGGATAGGCAGTATTTTGATCTAGGTGCTGGAAAGGTCTCAAGAGTCGACCTCAACCAATCGATCGAAGACGGGGTGGTCAACGAGGAAAGGTAGAGAATCAACGCGAGAGACAACCTGATAGGCGGAATCCAAATCACTCTGGTTCAGGTCATAAATCTTGAAAAACTACTAGTACGTTTGGGGACACGGTTTGTGTTCCTAGCGGACGTTTGTTTTCAGATACCCTTCAGGTGTGACTGCTTTGGCCTTGATGTCCTTCAAAAGTGACAACAAGTGTTTAACAACGGGGCCTAATAATGGTACATGCCCCGTATTTTGTTTAACTCCCAACAACACGCCTTTGAACCACGATAATGGTTGTTCTTCGGATCCAACTGAGTAGCCAATTTTGGACAACCAGCGGCCGGGTTTGGGTCCCCAAACTCGACCTTCGGCAGTACACCAAAATCGGCCGGAGCAGAACTCTACGAGGTCTGGGTCAGACATACTTTTAAGTTTGACCTTAAATCCCAAGCGCTGCAAGGCTCTTATGAATTTATCATTAAAGTCCTCGTCTTCAGGCCTGGTCCTAAGGGCAGTGACACTGTCATCGCCTAGTACGATAATCCTCACAGTCAGGATAGCAACACCGCAGATCATTAAAGCCCACAGCAAAGCCATCGCGTTCAGTACCGAATTGCCGCAAGAGGTGTTGGGGTCCCCGGAACACCGACCTCCCTCACGGGAGTAAGTGTGCCCATGGGCCGTCTTACCTCTAACATGCAGTTACTCTTCGAGGACTATTTAGCATCATTCGGACATCCACATTGAGTGTAAACTTTGTGCTCTTGGCACATTGCTTCTTTACTAATGGACGCGTCATAACGACTATAGTCACACTCAAGGAACCATGTGTAGCCATCATCGACGCATTTCTGCATCCAGGCACCCATGTCCTCGGCCGTAAGGCCAGAAGCGTAACAAACGATAAAGGTCAAATTCCAGTAAACGGTGAGGAACTTAGAGAAAGCATACATGAAGGGACCGAGTATGCAGTTGGCCAAATCGCCAACAGCTTGAATTGGTCTCGGGTCATAGTCATCTTACCCCGAGGGTGTCGACTTGCCAAAGACCTTCTCTCGTTTAATGAATGCACTCCTAACACAAGACCTCTTCAAGGACTCAACGTCAGGGCACGCATTAAACTACTCCATTGCTAACTTCTATTTCTTCTAACGGTTCGCCGGAAAGCGACCATTCCAAATCTCAAAAGAAGTTGGTCGTACGATTTTCCTTGGAATTATTTTCTTGCCTTCAAATTCCAGGGCACTAACGTACGTAAAAACTTCCTACCACAGGTCAGTCTCGGCTTGGTATGGGGTGTTTAGAAACCTTCCAACCAGAGCAACTTCTTCGTTCAGTGGGGTGTCAGCAGCTACACTAGGCATACTGCTGGCGATGCCTAAGCCGTTAAGCTAGGCACCTTTCTCGCGTAACTTACGCCAAGAATACATGAACTAAAACTTCGCGCCTTACATGACACCACGCGTTTCCGCAGGAGCCTCATAGGCGGGAAGAATACAACTCTAGACTTTTCCTCCAAACACTAAGCTTGCGTAGCACAGTCGTTGTAACGTATTAATGGCTTGTGTTCGGGCGACCATGCTGCCCGCTTACGCGACGCAAGACATGGTGGTGAACAAACTAACCATAGCGGGCCAGAAGCGCGTATAAACCACTGACTTCAGGGTCAACATGGCATCGTGCTTATCTACTAAACGACCATGTTCCTACAACATGACCGTGGTGGCTTCAATTTCCGCTTTCATTCCAACTACAAACCCAAGGGCCGCTCCGTACGTTACGAAATCAGCCTACTATAAAATAGGCACATCCTTCCTACGGACCACTTCCTTAAGTTTCCTGACGACCAATTGAAACGTGTCTTTGTTCCGCGGAACGTACAGACAAGCCAACCTGGCCTCAGCGACTACCCACTTCGGGATGACCAAATCCCGTACACCAACCTTAACTAAAACACTAGGGCCCCATGGTAAAACCAGTAGCCTAGTGGACACAACAGAAACCTCTCCTAACTCGCAAAGCTCTGCAACTTCGGGTTAACCGTACGCTTAGTCATCTGTCAAACGCAAAACGAGTGGCATTGGGTCAGAAGCCATTCCTGTAGAGCATTTTTGGAACCGGTAGATGACAGAAGTTCCAACGTTTTTAAGCATATACCAAGTCATAGACCCAGCAGAACACTCATGGACGTTTGCACTATGAAGCCACCCTAAATTTGAGTGGCGGTAAGCTATGGAGCTTCCACGCACGGTCATTAAGACCTCACCCTTGGTGTCGACGTTGTACTGAGCCTCGCCCCCGTATAAAACGGCACTTGGACGGGTAAAATCGTGAACTACGGCAATTAAGGGAGCGTTCTGCACCATGCGGCAAACGGTGTCAGGTTCCAAGTAGTACAAACTATCAACACTTAAGTAAGTACTGGGATGGGAACACGGACAATCGTCGGGACCTTCAGGTATTGTGTGGGTGCACCAGAAAACTGATGGTCCTTTTTCATGTCGTTCATTACGAGCAACATCAGAACCAGTCAACGGGGGACATGCACTCCACACATTGGAGCGTGCCATTTTAAAATGGCGGGACGGGTTACCACCAACATCTACGGTGAAGCCGGCACAGTACGTCAAAGCAATAATTTCTTTGACGATGCGCTCACAATGCAACATGGGGTGTAGAGAAGGCAGGGTGGAGGGGCAAACCGAGAACTTGAAGCCTGGAAAGGCTTTGTTGAGTTTCTCAATTTGACTTAACTCGAGGTTAATGTTAACATCGAGGGGGACAGGACCGGTAACAACGGGCTACAAACCCTTGTCGCGAACAACCAAGGTTCGGGACGTGTCACTACCTATACCGATACTTTCAGTACTTGAGTCGTG